TAGATCTCTTTGTGCTCTTCGCCGTAACGTGCATACTCTAAACCGAACAATGCGTTCAAGCCTGGGAGCAGCTCTTTCAATAGTTGTGCGCGTGAAATAGCCATTTAGATTACTCCTTAGATTGAGGCATTAGGTGTATTGTTGTAATACTCATGTAAACCGAAGTTGATTTTCACCAATACTTCAGGATAGCAAGTAAACACAACAGTAGCGTTTGCTGGAATAGAGCTAACTGCTCCGCCTGGGGCTGCATTTAATGTTACGCTGGTACCACTTGTATAAGCAGAAGCAACATAAGAACCAGAGAAAGCAACAAATCCATTAGAGTCAAGGTAGCCAACTTCAGTACCAATTGGAATACTAGTATATCCAGAAGCAAAAGAAGTAATAGCAGAAGCTAAAGTTAGCGTTGTGCTAGTACATGCTGTACCACCGTTAGTACCAGAAGTAGCAACAGCTGTATCACGAGCCAAGTCAATAACACGCAAAGGCATTGCTGTGTTAGAAGCGCTTGGTAATGATGCAGATGTCAATGCAGCGTTCTTAGAGTTACCTGTAGCGGTAGAACCAGCCAAGTTAGAAACTGACAAGTTTTGACCGATAAACGCAGTAGAAGCAGATGCGATTGTTGTTCCGCCTTGTGAGCTTACAACAGCTGTTCTGAACACTGTATCAGGATCGTCTGTAACAACAGCAAACGCGTCACCAGCAAGAGTACCACCGGGCCAGTATTGGCTAAATAGTTTTTGCTTAGTTGTTGGGTTTGTGTAAGAACAGCCAAGGAAAATACCAACCATACCATAACCAGCACCACCGGTAGTGCTTCCAGCACCGGTAGTAACAGTCATACGTGTGACGGTACCAGTCAAAGAGATATTAACAAAGTCACCATAATAGATGTTTGTTGCATATCCATACTGGATAGGAATTTGACGAGTAGAACCCGCAAACACCTGTCCACCAATCAGATTGATTGGCTTCAGCCCGTAAGGGGCAGATACTTGAGGAAAAGCCATTTAAATCTCCAAATTAAAAAGAACCTTTTCCAAAGGTCGTCGCAGACTTTCTCTCGTTAAAGATTGGCATACGAGGATCACTTTGGCGCATTAAATTGTTATCTACTGCTTGAGACTGAGCATGTGTTTGCTTTGCATAAAATTCATTAGCTTGGCGAACAAATTCTTCAGGAGTCTTACAAAGTAACAATCCGTCAATCTCAATACCGTCTTTAAAACGACTATCAGGATCAACTAGCAGTTTAAATTGTGGTTGCTCCGCGATGCCTACAGGTTCCCAACCTTCACGGAATCTACTAGAGATATTCTTGGGATCTGATTTACCGAGAGAAGCTACCCTAATCCATCTGTACGCGTAACCAGGCTGCTTATCGGGCTCTGGAAGTAATTCTGGTTGCTGCCACTGCTTAGGGCGCTCCTGAAGATTCCTAGATTCCATTTCACGCGTTAATCTATTTTTTTCTGCTGTTTGAGTCATTTTGTTACCCCAATTTAACTTGTTCGCGAGCATATTGCTCATTGGTTAGTCCGAGTTTTTTAGCTAAAGCTTGTTGTGTTTTTGTAAGCGTGACTTGCTTTGGAGCAGTACTTCGCTTGGCAGACGCAACCACTGGACTGGATTTTGTTCGAGTAGGTTTAGTTTCCTCCTCGATTTGGACATTGAGGCCGAATTCTTCTGGGAACCGACGTCTTACTTCCTTGTCAATACTGTTGAAATATTCATCAGTACCAATATAAGCCCCGCCATATTTTTCGGCTAGTTCTTCATGAACGCCTCTGGCGTAACTACTCATACTTTTCTTTTTAGGATCTGTAAACCAGGGGTTTCTGGACACCCAGGATGCGACCTTTGGATCCATCTGTTGTTGTGCAACAGGTGGTGTATGGGTAGTTTGTACACTATTTTCATTAGTTTGTACAGTAGGTTTAAAGTTTTTTACTTTATCTAACTTCAGTTGAGCCCTAATTAGCTCTTGTTGAGCCTCTAAAAGCTTGTCACTGTCGCCAGAATCATACGCTTCTTTGTAGTTGCGTTTGGCAAGATCAACTTCTGATTCAGCTGAAGTTTTATAGGTGGAAATAAGTTCTTTCTCACCTTCTTGCATGACATTTTTCAAGCGCTTATTCTCATCTAGCACTCGTTGAGCCATCGCTAAAGCTTCTTGTTGCTCACGATACGCGGCTTCTTTAGCTCTACGCTCGTCATGCCAAGCCTTCTTGTATTGCTTGAACTTTTGCTTTACGTTTTGAGAATAGTCTTCGGCTTCATCTGCCGTCTCTAATTCTTCCTTAATCTTTTCAGGAAGAGGTTCGACATGTTGGTCTTCGGCGGGAGTGTCGTCAACAATCTTGACTTCGACTGGTTCATCGCCTTCAAACTTAATATCTATTTCTTCTTCTGCGGGTTTATTTTTAGACTCTATTTCGTCTGGAAATTGAAATGATTGCATGTTCGTTCCTCCTTAAGGACGATAAATTCCGCGTGGGTCTTCAACTACACCCTCGACAGAATCTTCATTGATCATACGGAATTCTCTTCCGTGGATTACCATTCTTGAGCCAGCGTTTGGTCTCACAAGAATAAAGTCTCCAACTGCGCACCAAGGTCCAGATGGATATCTTGTTTTATCGGTATAGCAGTCTGGTCCCATAGCCACTACGAATAAAACTGTGGTTAGCAATTCTTCATTCTTAATGGTTTCATCGGATTTGACAATACCGCTTGAGTACTCTTTCTCCTTTTCTGGAATTGCGCACAGTATTTTCCAACCTGCGGGCTTGGGCAATTGTGTTGCCTTTTGCTCTTGGGTTTTGTCCAATATATTGGACAAGTCTACCGCTTGCGTTAAATCAACCACGTTTGTATCAGTCATCTGATTCCTCTATTTGTTTTGTCAGGTCTGTGATGTATCTGCGCACGGTGAGCAGACCTGTAATTTCCCCACACATTGCACAGTATTCGGCATAGTCCTTGGCTGATCTAGAGCCAAGGGCTTCTTCAAGTTGTCTAACCTTTTCGTCGATTTTTTGAGCGACTAATTCGGTCAGTTTTGAGGTTTCATAGCTCATTTATTACCTTTTTTAGCGTTATTTTGTTGTTTTTGGGCCATTTGGGACTGTTTTTCAGCCTGCATTCTGGCTGTTTCTGCCTGTTTTTCTGCTTGTAAACGACCTGTTTCAGCCTGTATTTGTGCGTTCATCATCTGCGCATGGGTCTGATTTCTTGACATTTCAGCCTGATTTTGAAGCATAGTCATGTGTTTTTGGATATCTACAGACGCTTTAAAGCCTTCAACTTCCTTTTGGTGCTGTGCTTGCTGATGAACTGTGGCTGCTTGTATTGCAAGTTTTGCCCCTTCTGTCTTCTCGTTTGACTGAACTCTTGCTGCTTCAATCTGCAACTGTTGTGCTTTAAGTTGGGCATCAGATTGATCTTTCTGAGCCTTGCGTTGCAAGTCTTGTTGCTTAATCTGTAACTCTTGTTGTTGGAGTTGAATAAGCGGGTCTTGGGCTTGTTGTTGATTCTGTTGTTGTTGAGCTTGTTGTTGGTGTTGCTGTAGCAGTTTTTGTGCTGCTTGAGCCGCCATTTGAGATACTTTGACTTCCATTTCTGGAGACATATTCTCATCTTCATCAGGTTTTTCGTTGTATGCGGGTAATGTTGTACCCATAGTTTGCTCAAGTTCTTTGCGATACTCCATGCCCAAATGTTCTGTAATGTGGGCTGACATTGTTGCCATCAACTGTTGTGCAAGTTGTGGGTTCATGCCAATAATCTGCTGGATATGTGGGTCTTGCATTGCTGACATATGGACCGCTATGTGAGCCTTATGGTCTTGATATTGAAACGCTTTGACCGGCTTGTTACGCAATATATCTTGGTTTTCAGATACAGGATCACGTGGTTTAATATCATCTTCCATCGGCACAAGCTTCTGGTAATTCTTAATGCCAATCACTTCTAACATCTGACGATGTAATAGCGGAAGATCATATATCTGTGGTGCTGTTTGTGCTAGTTGTAGTGCAGCTTGATACTGAACAACTTTTTGAGCCATAGTTGCCGCATTTGGATCACTGACTGGGATGATGTTGACCATCTCATAGTCTTGTCTCTTAGCACGGCGATTGCCTGAGTCTGGATCGTAGTCATACTCGTCTGTACAGTTCTCAGCTATGATTTCCTTTAGCAACTCGAACTCTTGACGCATTGCATAATGTATTCTGGCTTGAACAGCAGACATTGCCTTAAGAGTTCTCTCAAGGATAGCAAGCGTAGTTCCTACAGGAGAAGCCGCAGACATATCACTTACTTGTAGATCAGCTGCGCCAGCAAACTTTCTACCTTCTTCAATGATACTATTAAATAACGTAAAGAGGACTTGGCTTGGCTCTTTGTATGGCAACGGCATGATATTATCGCGCATGCTACCTGACGGTACATCTACGTCACGGAACTCTCCAGGTGCTATAGGTGTATCATCACCTTTCGTGCGCAAGCCTCTAGTTTTGAAGCCCCCAGGCAAGTTAGATAATGTACCAGCGTCCACAAGCTGACGAAGAATGCTAGTACCAGACTTAGCAAAAGCGCCAATAAGATGTATAAGTCCAAAAGCATAAAAACCAAACCCTGGAATATAAGGGTAATGAACAAAATGCTTACGTTTTTTATAAAGCTTATTACCTTTCTTCCAGTTTCTTCTGATCCCGAGTACATTGGCTGTTCCTTTGTCTATAGTAATAATGTAAGGCAATGCTAAACCTGTTGGTTCGCCTTCATCGTCAACGTGCTCAAACCCTGGTAAGTCCCACTCTACCTGCATCTCAAGTAGTTTGTATCTATTATCTGTCTCAGCTCTGAAGCCTAATTTCTCAGCAATTTTTTTCTCAACTTCATCAAGAACATTGCTTGGTTCACCAAGATCTATATCTCTATAAAACCCAGAGTGAATGAGTCTCTTCATCTCATTCTCAGTCTTTCTCATCACGTGGGTAATACGTTCTGCACTCTCAAGGTCTGACGCGCCGTACGGGACAACTACATCTTCTGCAGGCACATAGACTGATGTCTGTCTATCAAGATCAGGGTCTTCATATACTTTCTTAAACGCATTACCTGATAGTCCCAAACCCCATAACATGCGCTCATGCTCAGGTCTATATTCTTTCATCACCTCAGTGATCTCATAGTTCATATCATCATGAACACGTTCTGCTGCTTCTTTTTTATCAGGTGTCTCTTTACCTATGATTGCCGTCTTGACAGGTCCCGCTGCAGGGAACGTCTCCATCATTGTCTCAGCTTGAAACTTCACAAGTGCTTCTGCAAGAAGTGGGTGAAACACGCCACACGCACCAGGCCAAGGCTCTATTCTTTCCTCTATCTTTAACCCAAGAAGTTCTAATCCATCAGTATAAGTTTGTATCCATTCTTTACGTGAACCAAGGTCTGCTTCATAGTCGCTGATAAGTTCAGACGCTATTTTTAATAGCTCTCCTTCATTCATGTACTCAGCTAAATTATCATCAAATCCTTCTTCGTTTTGATCGGCTTTCTCCATGTGCATTGCAAAGCCAGGACCCTCAATATCTACTGCTTCTGGATCTTCAATATGAATTTCAAGAGGTTCTTCACCTTCACCTAATTGATCTAGCCCTTGTGGGATTTGATATAGCGCTTTATCTATAGCCATTTTGTATCCTTAAATAATTTTATAGTTGCCTTGCAACGGTTTATCTATCATGCCACCCTTTTTATTTTGTACTACCGTATCCATGGGTGATGCTTGTGCGAGTTGAATATCTGATTCTGGTTCTAATTCTGGACTTACTTGTGATATTGATTTTACTTGTGGCGCTGGTTTTGCTGACGGCACATATCCTAGTTTATCTTGAATAAATTGTTTAAGTTCTTGATTTTTTGGATGATCTACTACATCCAATGCTTTATTAACTCTTTGGTTATAGTTCCTTGCTGCTTCCCCTTTACCATTCCAAACTTCAAAAACAGGTTTATTTAAACGAGCCGCAACTTGATGTTTATCTAAAATTGCCGCAGGAAAACCCGCTGCATATGGATCAAATCCTTGTTTGACCAACGCTTTATAAACATTCACTGCGTGTTTATTATTTTCATCAAAGTCATTAAAACCAAAATTAGAACGACCTTCTTCTAATGCCATAGCTGTTAGCTTATTAGGATGCATCATAGGTACACCGAATTGTTTATTAGCTACTTTATAGGCATCTAGTAGTTTACCCATTGTTTCTTTGTCATATCCCGTATCTAACGTCTCTACACCGTCTTTTGTTTTACGCGATACACGCCGTGCCGGTATGTAATTGTCTTTAGTTATTTCTTTGGTATCAGGTAAATAGTATTCGGGAGATTTAAGGTTCAACCCTTTTTTAGCTGCGTATTTATAAGACGCTGCATGTAATTCAGGCGCAGTTCCAGGTGGGTAATATCCGCCATGGATTGAGTACACTCTTTCATCCATATCATTCCTTAATAGTATGCGGGCCTCTTGCGATATTGACGCAAAAAGGTATCGTCCGGTTCATCGTTGGGTAGGCGAAGGAATCCCCCTTGCCTAAATCTGAGGAGCGCGAGTGTTGTAGAGTCCACCAAGTCGTCGTTTGCCCCGCTTGGGAAGTCGTTACATTCTTCAATTACTTCTTTTGCCCATCTGCGGTCTGGTGCCCACACTATGCCTGAAGCAAATAAATCTGATACTGCATTAACTCGTGCAATTTTATCCTGTCCTTTACCTGGAGTAAACTCCCCTACCGGGACGCCCATCCGTCTAAATTCTTGATACAAAGCCGACCCGTTTGATTTCTTCTCAACCATAAACGCATCAGGTTGCCACTCTTTATATTCTTCTAGTACCAGCTTTTTAAGTTCTGGATACTCCATACGTTTCTTTATCGCATTGAGCAGTATGATTGCGAAGTTATTTGTCTCTTCGTTATAAAACACGCCCCAAGTTGTGAGTGCGTTAAAGTCTGCTCTGTTATTTGTTTCTTGCGCCGCATCAAGAGACATGATGGTAAATTCACACATTGGCGGATGGTCTTTATCCCATATCTTCCACCATTCTCTTTTTATAAGTGCGCCCTCTTCACTCACAGGATTTTGCATGTACTGCGCATTCCAGTAGCGAATATCTAATGCAGCTTTCTTCGCATACAACTCTTCTACGGGCCAAAACTCAGGCCACAATGCTTGACCATCTTCTTTGATTGCAGGGAACTCAACTACTTCCCACTTATCAACTTGATCATCTTTATCCATTTGACTAACGATCTGTCCAGTTAAATCTAACTTAGACCACCGAGTCATCACGACCACAATAGCACCTCCAGGCATAAGACGCTGCAAAGGGCCAGACTGAAACCACTCCCAAGCAGGAAGAAATACTTCAGGTTTCCCAGTCTTGGCTTCTTGCTCCGAATGTGGGTCATCAATAATAAAAAGGTCTGCGCCTCGACCAGCCAAAGCACCGCCAACACCGATAGCAAAGTATTCACCATTGAAGTTTGTCCCCCATCGTGACGCCGATTTACTATCAGCTTGTAATTCTATTTGCGGAAAAATATCCTTATATGAATCTGAACCCACAAGATTACGCACTCGACGACCAAAGTTGACTGCCAGATCAGCAGTGTGCGACGCCATAATAACCTTCTTTTGCGGGTACTTACCGAGGAACCATGCGGGTGCAAGATAGGAAATGAGCTCAGACTTACCGTGTCTTGGCGCAATATTAACGATAACACGCTTGCTCTTTCCTGCTGCGATATCTTCAAATATCTGAGCGAGTTTAAGATGGTGTGGGCCAACTTTGTAGCCAGGATATACATGCTTAACAAAATCCAGAAAAGAGTCCTTTCCAACAGATTGAGTAATTTGTATTTGATATTGGCGTAGTAACTCAAGAGTCTTCCTTTTTTGTTTATCAGGCATCGTCGGCAATGCCTGACGAATTTTGAATAGTTGCTCCGGAGTTATATTAATTGCCGTCATTTACGATCTGCTTAGCTTCGACGTCAATAACTTTTGTTTCGATACTCTCTAATGTCTGTAAAAGTTCTTTCTCAACTTCTTCCATCGTTTGATGTTTAACAGTCATTTCACTACGTTTCTTAAATGCATCGACACCGTCTATCTCACCTAGTTTAGATAGGGCAGCTACGCGTATCTTTGCATCTCGTGCATTCTCAACTTCCATAACAAGTTTGTTGACCACGTACATTTTTAAATCTGCAAGGTCATCTACGATTGCAACATTAGTCTGTGCAACCATGCCTGCAAGGAATGCAAGTGTTTCGTTTCCGTACTTAGAAAAGTCTGGTCGATGATGAGGATCTTCCATCATCTGTTTTGCTATTTGCTTGGCGGTATCTACATCGCCTTGATTTGGTACGAGAGGATTCCCAGTGAGATCAGACATGAGCTTTATAACATTGGCTCGCATCTCTAATTCTTGTGCAGGAGATAATTCAGGGAAGGCTTCCGCTGCGCTGCTGGGCAACGGTATATTTTCTTCTATCGGAGGGATTATCTCATCCATGTCTACCTTTGTTGATTAGTAGTTGAATCGGATTATATAGTAAAACTGGACGAACTGCGATCTGCCACGATTTATTAGGGCCCTTTTTTGGCAGGGCGAGTTATGGAAAATTTTTTATATATTTAAATTAGGGGCGATGTAACTTGACATATAAGGGGGTGGGTTTTGAAAATGAAGTGGTTATTTGTGCTCAGCTAAGGGTACGGGGCACGCGGAGAGGCTCATTTCAAAAAAGGGGGGTGGGGGCAGGGCGTGTACATGGGATACTGGACATTACCCCACATATGGGGTAATATTACCTTAATGCAAAGCAATAGTGCAATGCAGATTATGAAAGGTACATCATGTACAAAGTAACTATTCAGTGGGGCGATACAGTGTTTACTCATGTCACATATACAAAGCGTGAGGCTTATGAATATCTCCATTCATATCCTAAGCGTGATGTCTTCGGTGTTATCTATAACATCTTCGGTCAGCGCCTAGCAGTCCGCTACTATCGTTAATCAACCCGAGGGGCTTTGCCCCTCAGAGCAAAGGAGGACGCACAGCGTTCTCCTTTTTTTTGTGCTTACACATTTGATACCAGTTATTGTGGTCGTGCGCGTGTTGTGCGATCGCGTGTACGTGAGTGTTTTCTTATTTAGTGTTCCACGTGTACATGGAATATTGGACAATACCCTAAATATGGGGTATTATTCAACTGTCAACGCAATAATGCGTTGATATTTTTCAACTTTCTAGGAGATAGCTATCATGGTTACAAAAAAATCGGTTTTCGTTTCCGTTTCCCCAATTACATCTTTAAAAGATGGTGCGTATCAACAAGCTACTGCACATTCTAAGATTAGAGATTTTGCATCATACGCAATAGACAATATTGCGGGTTTTCCTGAGTCAATTGGGGATGACGCAAGAGCGGATTTAAATGCGGGTTATCAATTGAAATTTTCAGAGAATAATCCCGCAAAATCTTATTCAGTTATTAACTCGCACTACGTTACACGTACTGCAGAGCACGACGACAAAATAGAAAAGATTGAATTATCTGTTGCGTACGTAATGAGTTTTACGTCTCAGGAATTTGGTAAACTCAAAAACGATAACCCTGAATTGCATGGGTTAGTTAAGAGTTTAAGAGATTCAGTAGGCACGTATTGCAGTAATCGACGTCTTGATTTAATCCGCATGGGTAAAACTATAATAGCGGAAAGAGAAGGAAAGACTAAAACTCGCACTGCTAATAAAGATTTTGATGAGTCTATAACTGCATTATTTGAATCTCTTGATACTAAATTAAAATCCGCAAAATCAAGAGGAGATGTTACTGCGGATGAGACAAGGTTTAAAAAGGCAAAAATAGCTTTCCTTGCAATTTGGCGCCCCAATGCTTAATTAGCATTATCTAGAAACCTCCTAGTCGAAAGGCTAGGAGGTTTTTTTTCGTCCCGACTATTTGATACCAGTTATTTGTGGTCGCGCGCGTGATTGCGTGGATGCGTGGTTAAAAAGAGTCTTAATTAGCTTTCCACGCACACGTGGAAAATCTTGTTCTATTTCGTAAAACGTAGAACAAAACCATGTTTGCATCATCTACCATTCTCAGAACTGATAGAAAATAGTTTGTTCTATTTTTAAAAAGTAGAACAAGACCTACGTATGGGGATTTGTTCTATTCTGTGTTCTCAGTTGTGCCTAATTTTTAATCAGCGTAGAACAAGAAAACCCAGTATCCATGCGGGTTGCGGAGGTTTTGTTCTAATGTTCTACGTTTTTCGACAATGAGTGTCCAAAAATACGAAAAAACTCTGTTCGCAAGACTTGTTTTGCCGATGCAAGACTTTAGCAAAAAACATCAAAAATAGGAGCGTCCTCTCGAAAATCGTAGAACATTAGAACAAGAATATATTATATATAGTACTTATTATATTAATATTAATACTTCCTCTTACAGAAACTAATACCTCAAAGCAAAAAGTAATACCTAACCATGTTCTAAAAATCTTGTTCTATTAGAACAAAAATCGGAACACCAAGAACAAACTCAGAACATCACATCTGCCCCACTATTTAAAAAAGTTATACAACAACCGAGTTTATATGTCAAGTTATGTTATACTTATACCTGAGTCGCAATGAGTCTTCAATGCGTTCTCATTTAGCTTTCCACGTACACGTGGAAAATCTCATCAATATCAACTGGAGTCAGCATCATGCAAAGAACCGATCAAATCATTCAGCTACACCTATACGATGCAAATCGTAATGACAAACACTATTACATGGTCAACACGTGTGACCCCGATGTACAGACCGATGAGTATTCAGACATCGACGATGACCTTGCGGGTTTGACCATTCACTATGAGGAGGAGTACTTCTCAACCAACACCTACATGACCGAGGAAGATGAGATACAAGAATGTCTACTCATCGAACTTGAGTGTCAACTCATTGCCAACAACTAACAACTAGGAGATTATTATGGGACGTATGAAAGATGTACACATTGACTTTATGGATGAGCATGGCTATGAGCCTACCAATGAAGATATTTTTAAGCGATACATGGTCAAAGCCATAGGGATGTCCGCACCACATTGTCGCAACTGCGATGAAGAGTATTCCATCGAGAGGTGGAAGCTTGGTTACAAGTGGTGCATGGACTGCGGTGAGTATTTCGTATCACAGACAAAGCGCACAATCGTGCCCATGCACAAATCCAATTATGTTCTCATCACCGATCTCAACGATCTCAAAGGTATCAACAACAAAGGAGGTAACGTCAAATGATTGCTTTAAAGCTAAAAGTTAAAGACCAATATGGTCAAAGAGTTTTCTATCCCATGTGTGTAGTGAGCGATATCTTCGCACAGATGCTAGGCACAAAGACATTGACAGTAAGGGCTATCAACCACATCAAAGCATTGGGTTATGGCATTGAATTCATACACGACGAGGTGACACTATGACACAGAATAACTTTTCACTAGACGATGGAGACGAAGCTTTCATCATCAACTTACTTTTAGATCAGGGTCGGATGCTCGACTTAGATACCAAGATGGCAGACATGAGAGGACTCATGATGCTATCTAAAAAGTATGGGGCTGAGTACTTAGCTGAGGCAATACATCGTATCCATTCAGATATGAAAATCATTAACGAAGCGTTGTACGGCACAGATTCTATTGGATGCGAGTTCGACCCCAAGCTATGAAAACCGATTTCACTAAAAACTACAGAATTAGATACAAGGAGAAAGATATGGGATACAGATCAGATGTAGCGTACACAATACGCTTTAACCACGAGGACGACACAGTAGTCGACCATTCGTTCTATACATTCTTAGCTGAGGCAAAGTCTAAACCTGAATACGCTCTTGCTCTCTACGATAAGGACTTAGAGATCGACGAGGTGCGTTGTCGCATTAACTTCTCGGCAAACGATGTGAAATGGTACGAGGGTTATCCTGATGTCGATTCACATACAAAACTCTTAGACCTTGCAAGAGACTGGGCAGACAACGAGGCGAACCCTAGCATTGGTTATATGTTCATGAGGGTCGGTGAAGAACCCGCTGATATTGAGCACTTAAATGGTGGTGCGTATGACTGGGACTGGATGCAAGTCAGTCGGCAAATCGTAACGGACTGGAACTAAATAACTGGCATCTTTCGCATAAAAAAGTTGTGTAAATGCTTGTGTTATATGTCAAGTTATGTTATACTTATAACTCAGTCGCAGAATGTTTTCAGTTAGTTGTTAGTTATCGTTCCACGTTAACGTGGAATTCTTTTAAATCAAAGGAGATAGTATGTTAGAGAAACCAAGTCATCTTATATCGTTAGCATCTAGCGGGTTCTTAGTGTCACTCGATGTCAACGTGTGGTCAGCAACCAAGCAAGACCGAGGCATCAGCAATGAGGTTACTACGGCAAAGCATGCAGATAAAAATGCCGGCAAGTACGTTAAGAATCTACTAGCAGATCACCCAAGGCACAAAGCGATTGTGAATTATCGTCAGACGATTTACAACTGGCTGAAACGTAGGACTTATCGGTGGAACAATGCACAGGACTACTTGCCGTCAATTGATATGCCCAAGTTCAAACAAGAGTACAACGAGCATGAGACCGAGTTCTTCAGACTACGTGACGAGTTCATCATCCACTATGATTCTATTGTCTCAGACATGGCGTTCAAGCAAGGCGATATGTTCAACCGAGATGACTATCCCAGTAAAGACGATCTCACGCATAGGTTCAACGTTGAATTGTTCGTCGCAGATGTGCCGATGAATGATTTCAGATGCGCCATAGCAAATGACATCGCTGATGAGTTGTTCAACACATACAGTAAGCAGACTGAGAAAATCATTTCTACCATTATGACTGAGCAACAAAGTCGGTTCGTGGAGGTCATGAAGTCAATCAGTCATTGTTGCGGTGTCGATGAAATCGGTGTCGATGACAACACAGGTGAGACCAAGACAAAGCGTAGGAAGATATACGACACAACAATTATCAAAGCCAAGGAGATGTGCGAGACGTTCAAAGACTTCAATCTTAGTGGCAGTAAGGAACTAGAAGATGCAAGGGCATCGCTAGAGAAAGCATTGGATGGTGTAGACGCTGAGACTATTCGTGAGTCAGATGCGGTGCGTCATGCAGTAAAGGAGGATGTCGATGGCATCCTGAGTAAATTCAGTTCGTTCAGTATGTTTCAGTAATTATTAGTTTAACAAAGGAAAAAATCATGTCTAAAGAAAAACTCAACTTTATCAACACAGTATCTATCAACGAACTCAGAACTATGATTCCACTCATAGGTGGAGAGATAACTCCGATCATCCAGTCCGAACCTGGTTGCGGTAAGACTTCTCTGTTATCTATGATAGCAACAGACAATGGTGACAAGTGGCGCAAGGTCGGTGACTACTTCGAGTCAGACAAGTACGACTACATCTATGTCGATTGCCCCGTCAAAGATATGTCAGAGATAGGTATGACAATTCCTAACCACACATCGAAATCCCTTGAATATTATGTGTCAGATTTATTCAAGCTAGACAACGGCAAACCTAAAGTTATCTTACTCGATGAGTTCATGAAGTCTCCCAAGCTATTGCAAGTCATCTTCACTAGGCTGATGCTTGAGAGATGCGTAGGTGACGTTCCACTAACACGTGGGTCAATAGTTTTCGGTACAAGTAACAATGCGTCCGATGGTGTTGGTGACAATATGTTAGCCCATGCGGGGAATCGTGTATGTATCGTGCGTATGGCGAAGTCAACACCTGATGAGTGGTTGCAATGGGCGACAGAGAACAACATATCTCGTGTCATTCGTGCGTTCGTGTCTATGTTCCCTCGTGTATTGGCATCTTATACGACAGGAGATCAAGCGGACAATCCCTACATCTTCAAGCCAAGCATGACAACACTATCGTTTTGCTCTCCTCGTTCATTGGCAAAGTGCGATGTGATCGTGAAGAACAGAGACAGGTTGGGTGACAACGCAACAATGGTTGCACTAGCGGGTACGATCGGTGCATCAGCGGCTGGTGACATGAGTGCGTTCTTAAAACTTGAGAAGTCTCTCGTTGACTTCAAAGACATTATCAAATCTCCAAAGACTGTGGCATTGCCTAATGATATCTCTGCTCAACTTATGATCATGTTCCAAGCGGTCGATAGCATCGAGGCACAAGATCAACTAACAAACTTCATGGAGTTCGTAGAGCGCATTGAATCAAGCGAGGTACAAGCGGTGTTCTTTACGATGATGATGCGTACTGCCAAGACGATCAGACTTGCAAGGAACAATCAGAAGATAGCGATGTGGGCGAAAGACAACCACGAGTTGTTTTAATTAATATTTCACTAGGAGATGGAAATGGAATTAACAAGTGCTGATTGTTTTCTACTAGGGTGGGCGTTCATGGCGACCATACTATATGTGAAGACTAGGGAAGAATTAAAGTTCTTTAAGTACAGAATGGGCAATACCTTGCAAGGTATTGCAAAGGGTAAGTTAAAAGTAATTGATCATGGTGATCATTGCGAAATCGAGGAGATTTAATATGCAAGGCAAACAAGAAACAAGACTAAAGAGAGCGCACATTGCGCTAATGAAACATCCAGCGACGGCACTTTACTCAGGTGTAATGCTGATGGGTAAGAGCGAGGTCATTGATGGTGAGGGTACGGCATACACCGATGGTGTCAACAAGCGTTACTATCGCAAGTTCCTTGAGGAGCATATCAAGGATGAATCTTCTTTGCGAGGCTTAGTACTTCATGAGAATCTTCATGTCGCACTAAAGCAGATTCCACGTGGGCGTGACATGATAAATGACAACCGCAAACTGGCTAACATTGCGATGGACTTTGTGGTCAACGATATCATTGTCAATGCGAAAGGTACAGTATCGGGCGGGACTGAGCCGATAGTTTCTTTACCGACAGAGGGTGCGGTGTATGACCCGATGTTCCACAATTGGTCAATGCGTGAGGTATACAACTATCTCAAGCCACTCGTAGGTAAAGCACCTCCTCCGTCACAAGGTAGCAAGGGCGATGAGCAAGGCGATGGTGATGGTGGGCAAGGTAATGGTTCACCCCAAGGTGGAACACAAGATAGTGATGAGGGTTGGGAGAACACAATCACAATCAACGGCAAGACCTATGATCTTTCTGACTCAGATGAACATGATACATCGGGCATGGAGGGTCTCGATCATGAGCAACTGAAAGAACTTAATGACAAGATAGATAGTGCTCTACGTGAGGGTGGAATGTTAGCGGGTCGCATGGGTGGCAAGATGCCAAGAGCAATCACAGATATGTTAGCACCCAAGGTTGACTGGCGACATGAGTTGCGTGAGTTTGTATCCTCATCAACCAAGGGTAACGACGAGTTCACATGGCGCAAGATGAACAAGCGACATATGGTCAATGACATCTATCTACCAAGCGTGGAGAATGAATCAATCGGTGAGGTGGTTGTTGCTATCGACACATCGGGTTCAATTGGTGAGAAAGAATTGAATGAGTTCGCTAGTGAACTGGCATCAATTTGCGAATTGGTCGAACCTAGCATGGTGCGTATCATTTGGTGGGACTACGATGTTCATGGTGAACAAGTCTTTACTGACAACTATGCCAACATCGGTGCAATGCTTAAACCATTGGGCGGTGGTGGTACACGCGTGACGAGCGTTAACGATTACATCAATGAGAAGAAGATTACCGCAGACTGTGTGCTGATCTTTACCGATGGATACCTTGAGAGCGACATCACATGGACTATCAGTTCACCGACATTGTGGTTCATCACACAAGCGAAAAACTTCGTCGCACCTAATGGTGGAAAGGTAGTTGAGGTGAACGATGAGTAAACCAAACTTAAGAAACTCATTAGAACTTAGAGTGTGGATGCAAGAAAGTTCGGCACGAGTGGCAATAGCATCAAGCGTAGGAGGTGACCCCGATATGGCAACTGCAAGATTCGCAGATCAGTTAGTCGATGAGCTATTAGAACTCTATAAGTCAAATCCTGACATGGCTTATGGCTATGCTCTAAGTGAGGCTGAACTGAGTCAAGATGAGTTCCAACGACAGATGTGGTTATCGGTGTGTAAAGTATTGGATGACAGACTAGGACTTAAAAAAGGAGATGAGCAATGATGTACGGATTTAACTATGAGCGACTGACCAAAGTCACAGAGCAACAAAAGCCCTATCGTGGTTCGGATAATCGTTTCCCGATGGAGCACAGATCACGCAATGAGAAATACTTTTTTGTTGAGGAGGAGAATGGCGAGAAAGTATACGATATCGTGTATGGCTCAAATTGGAGACAAGAAACTATCGACAAAGAAACTTATGATTCACTCTATGCAATCAAACCTAGTGGAGTATGGGCATATGAAGAATATGATCATGTCAATCATAAAAGCACAGGCAATTTCAGTTACTACAAGGTAATTCGTAATCCAAACTTCATGGCGAGAGTACGTTCAGATAACACAGTTGAGTTTACCAAGGATGAGTATCATCAAGGAGAGCGCAACTTCTTATCACAAAACACAAGCGGTGGGTTCATTAACGATTCACGTAGAGGTGGACTGATATATAAACACTACGGATACAGGGACAAACGAAACACACTACTAATGCACGCAATTCATAAGGGTATGCGTATCGCTTGTGATAGTGACATGGCGGTCGTGCCTTATGAGGTAGAGTTGAAGAAGGTAGATCGTAGACTAGCCAAAGAAACTCTTAAACCATACGAGGATTTCTTTAAGGTAAGCGAGGTCATGTGCAAGGCGATGCCGTATGAACAACTCAAGGACTTAGCAATAGAGGTATGCAAAGAGCGAATCCCAAGTAAAGTACTTACTCATATTAATAGTCAAGAACTTTTACATGAGGCAAGGTTATGCACACAAAGCGCACCACTTGATGCGTTAGTACTCTATGCGTTGGCATACGATGTGAATCGGTTTGCATGGTCATTCAGATGGGGTAGAACAATTTCCGATGACAATGGTGAGAGAAGTCATCAACTGTATATAGCGACCAAGCGTAGGATACTGAAAGATTTATATACCACACATAAGGAAATATTTAAACCATACCGAGTGCAAGGCGGTGTGTATTTTCCAGCGAGTGAGTGGGGCACAGAAGTGATAGTAAATGGTAAAGTAATTCAACAACTTTAACATACAAACAAGGATCTTAAAATGGAAGGAAATGAACTAAGACTATTCTTAGCGTTGCTGAATTTAATGCAACAAATAGAAGAAGATATGCCAAGAGAGTATATGACTAAGCACTTAAAAACTGCGATAGAAGATGCGTGTGAATTACTAAATGAAACAAGCCAAGGAGAAAACGATGAGTAAATATATTCTTACATCAGTAGCGGGAGATTCTGTACAAGACATGGACAAAGTTCTCAAGGAGAATATTTGCTTTCCACTTGTGCGTGAACTTGAATTTAAGTATGGCTTAAAAGTTTATAAGATATCGGGTGAGGTGAAAAACGTAATAACTCCACACTTTTATATGTGTTATTCCAATGGTTTACCATGCGGTGCGGTGTTTGCTAAGGCTCAGAAAGAATGGGACGCACACAAAGGTACTCACGTTGAGCATTGGGAGTACAACTTCAAGACACCATACTACAAGAAGGCAAGAGGCTCATCCGATAGTGATAGAGAAACTATATCGAGTAAGAAAATCTCTACTCTAATGGGCACAATACAGAGACAGAAAGTTATCAAGCCGTTGGATGAGATTATCAATAAAGAATACAAATCAGAAATGCTAGAGTGTTTGGGAACGATGAAAGATTCTTTCGGTAAAGATCATAAATATGCACCTGTAGATGCGGATACTATTCATGCGTTGGTGGCTTATGCACTAGGTGAAAATCCTAATAGTTATGGGCTATCAATAAACACATCTGTATGTAAAGATTTGCTTGACAAATTCAATAAGTGTGATAGCATCAGAGCCAAGAAATTAAAAGAGACAGAGAGATTTTTCAGTAATCCATTCTATGCAATCGGTGTTGATAAGAGTAAGCATATCATCATCGGCAAGTTAAAAATAGTAGAAAACAAAATGCAAGTAGTAGAAGATTTCAGTCGAGTGTTATCGTTAGATCATAAGGAAGATTTAACTGCAATTCTTACTATGATGAGAGTTGCGAATGAGAACATGGGCGAACTCATATTAAATTGTTTTCCTAACAATACTAAGTATGATGCTAACCTTGATGTAATTTATAAGAGTGTATGGTATCGTAATGAGACAGACTTTCATTGGACTCTTATCCCATGTCAATAAATGAATTCTTTCCTACACTTACCCCAGTAGTTCATAAAACGAATTGGGACTTACTACGTGTGCCACTTATCAAATACGAAGGTCAATACAAAATCAACTTAGGTGATCGCATGGTGCGTATCTATGATGATAAAACATTACCCGATGTTATAAAGACTAAGATGGCAATGATACTCGCACATCCACATGAGGTGGTACGTGATAATAACGTTCAACGTATAGATGTATACACAAACAACCAATCGCCCGAACTTGATGAGGTGGGTTGGCAATCGTCTGAACATTATTTCTGTATGGTGTTAGATCGTTCAACAGTTAACGAACTGAAAGGTTCACATGACGCTATGGCGCAAGAGAGGTAACATGACTCCTGAAGGTAAAGTCAAAGCAAAGGTTAAAAAACTTTTAGCTGAAGGGAAACACTACTACACCATGCCTGTGACTGGGGGGTATGGCAATAGCGGAGTACCTGACTTTATCGTGTGTGTCAAAGGAAAGTTCTTAGCGATAGAGTGCAAGGCTAATGGCGGTAAGACGACTGCGCTACAGAATAAAAACCTCACCGATATTAAAACGAGTGGGGGTGTAGCGTTAGTCATTACTGAGGACGATTTAGATTATCTTAAACAAATTCTAACGAACATGGAACACATATATGAATGAAACAGACCGAGAACACTTGCATAAACTTTATGCGGGGTTCGCAATGATTGGGTTGTTGATGCGGGGTAATGACCCTCGCATACCCTCAGAGTCTTTTAACATAGCTGATGCTATGCTAGAGGAAATAGATGCAAGAGACAACAAAGGTATTGCATCAATAGTTAAAAAGTACAAACGTAAGGAAACTGTAAATGAAGAAACCAATAGCACAAATTAGTAGAGTAGAGCGTTACATGGCAAAGCGTCCCAATGCCAAACCAAAAGAGGTAGCGGATGCGTTAGACTTACCATTGAAGTCGGTATACAACTATCGTTCTCTCATCAACAAAAAGAATATTCAACTACAAGCGATGGATGACGTAGAGCGTTTTATAGTTAAGCCTGACTTTGACTTTGATACGGCTAAAAAAATTCATAGATTATCTAGGGGTAAGAGGATGCAGGGTAGAGATCATATTGTTTCTCTCAATCCTTTGCCTGATGTATTTAAGAATCCACGCCAAGGTGAAACAGTAGATAACGTCAATCATCCTCCGCATTACAAAGTGGGTGGCATCGAGACTATCGACTTCATTGAGGCGAAAGAGTTGGGTTACAACTTGGGTAACGTCATCAAATATATTTCTAGGGCAAGTCACAAACATTCTTATGCAGAAGACTTGAAGAAGGCTAGGTGGTATCTCGATAGAGAGATTATGAAGCAACACGTTGGTAAGTAATTCTTAGGAGGTTATGCTCAGGCATAACTTCCTTTTTTTGTATCTATTAAAAACGTTATTTAAGGAAAACTGGCATCATGGAATTAAAACTAAATGCGGGGGTAGAAATCATAATTGAGCGTATGAAATCTCACCCTGAAGAATTTATAGAAGATAAAGGCTCTCTCATAGATGGCGATACAGTCGTGCGTGGAAGATGGCATAAGATTATCCTAGCTGTTCTTACAAAAAAGAAAGTGCGTGTCGTCAAGAACAAACAAGAAGATGTGTACTGGAAAGAACTATCGTGGATGACCGATGAAGAGATTGATGCGTTGTACGATGGGTTTATGGAGATGATGCGTAATAAATTCACAGGCGACGTTATGGTTAAGTTGGCGGGCGAAACGCAACAAGTCGAGGAAGAAGGGCTTACTGTTCCACACATAGCAAGATTCAATAATAGTAATAGATACTCATATGAATGGGCAGATCCTAGAAGCGTAACTGGATTTTTTGCAAAAAAGGAAACAAAATGACAGAAAGAATAGAACCAGTAGAACTAACAGGCTTAACGATTTTGTTAGAGCGCATGAAGACGCACCCCGAGGAGTTTGTAACATCCTACGATGGGGAGTTTACTCGGAGAAGGGCTAAATGGGACGGCATATTGAACAACGCTAGTTCGTTTATGACTGAGGACGAATTCTTTAAACTTGAGAAAGGACTCAGGGACTGCGCTAGAACAATCTTTAATGGTAAGGTTCTTGAGGTACTTGCTGGTCAGGGTCATGATGAGCTTGGGGTGGAATTGAAAAATATGTCTGCAAGTGGAATACATCAAAGCGCACTTTCGGAACTAACACGACAAAATAATAATGCAATTCGTAAGATGATTGATAATGCGCCATTCGAAGTGCAACGCAATAGATCGAGGATGATATGAAATGTCCCAAATGCGAACACACAAAATCAATGGTAGTGGAGTCAAGGAAGTCTCCCGATCACGACAATCTAAGAAAGCGATATTGCCTGAAGTGCGGGAACAACTTTATAACGAAGGAAGTTCTATACGAAGGCAGACTCAGTCGTGCGGACAAAATCAAGCGCAGAGACCACAATGGCCTTTTCCAACCAAAGTCTTAGATGGCTTAGGAAATTCTTTAGCGTTCAATTCTGACAATTTTGAAGAGGCATTATTTTGAGCATTATTACGATTGACTTTGAGACGTACTACGACTCCAAGATCAAACTAGGGTTCAAGCACCAAACGACCGAGGAGTACGTGCGAGACAAACGATTCCATGTAATTGGTGTCGGTGTTAACGTGGATGGCAAAACAACGTGGGTAAGTGGGACTCATCAAGAGATAAAAGATTTCTTATTGACTCTTAATATACCGCAGCGGGCACTACTCGCACACAATACTCTTTTCGATGGATGTATTCTTAAATGGATATTTGGTATTGAGGCTAAGTTTTATCTTGATACGCTATGTATGGCGAGGGCGGTCAATGGCGTTGATGTAGGCGGGTCACTGGCATCGCTAAGTAAGCTCTATGCGTTAGGCGAAA